AGAGCATCAACCTTTTCGGTTTCCTCTGCAGTAAGATCGGTGCGCTCTTCGGCAGCAACTGCCTCTAGAACTGCATCCATTTCAACCTTAACTGCATCACGGCGCTCAAGAGCAATATCAAGATATGACTTAGACATTTTTCTCCAATGAGTGTTTGATTTTTGTGAGGTGGTGGCGATGCTCTCCACGGCGCTTTTAGGGTGTGGGATTCGCTCCGGCTTCAATCTGCTAACAATTTGCTAGCAGAATATTATTTTGTGTTGTTGATAATTGCTTTGGCTAGGCGTAGGGAAATTGAACGGCCTGCAGCCATAGGCATACCAATTGGTTGTAACTCAACTTCAGGATCTTCAACTTCAATAGTTGGTGTTAAAGTATCTAGTCCAAGCAAAACCTCAAGCATACTTTTGCCTTCCTCAAGGCTATCGTAAGATTCAGAAACTTTTTCAAGAATTGAATTAATAACAAGTGTTGATTCGCCATCTAGGGCGCGGCCCTCTTTGATTGCATCCATTGCGTTTTGTAGTGCCTCTCTTGCTTCAACAGTTGTTGTTGGATATGCAGGATAGGTAACAACTGAAACATCCCCATCTGCTAGTGAAACTTCAGTAAGTGTGCGAACTGAACGATCCTCATTCCACTTTTGGCGAATGACTCTGAACGCAAAACTCATCTGATCTACATCACCGCGTTCAACTAACTTATACAAATCACGGCCTTCAGTTGTATCTGCAATCTCTGCATCCATAAATAGGCCACGCTCATCTTCACTGAGTGTGAGAGTTCCATTCTTAGTGCGAGCCAATGGCAAGCCTTCGTGGTTAATGAGTAGGCGTACATCCGGTGTTTCGCTCAAAGTCTTGCGAAATGCGCCGGGCGCAATTGTTTCTTTAAAAGGTAGGGGAACACTTGCATCATTGAATACTGCGGCATAACCGCGTAAGCGCATAGTTCCATCTTCAGCTTGGCGTGCCTCAACATCTTGAACTGTAAATGTACGGCGTTCGATTTCTTTCATCTTGCTCCTTGAGTTTGCATCAGTAATACTGGATGGATTCATTGTTTCAATTTCAAGAGATTGATAAGCCTCTCTTGCGCTATCCCCATTATCAATTGCAAGTTTTACTGTTTTTGTTTCCATAATTTTTTCAGCCGTTGCTTTTTTATATTCAGGGCTAGCCATATCTGTATTATTTAATGTTAAAGCATTATATTGAACACCTGCTGCACGCAAATCTGTTGCAGTTTTACTGCGTTCACTTTCAAGGCGGCCAGTAACAATATGAATATAATAATCTTTTCCAAGTTCATTAACATAATTAATGTTTTTTTGGATGCCTTCACTGCCATTTAAAACAGTTCCATCAACATCAACAATAACAACAGTATCTGATGAACTATTGCGTTGATTCATTTCTAAATCAATAGAATCAATTTTTCTTTGCGCCCAATTTTGCGCTCTATCACTAAAATCTGAATCTCCACCCCATAATAACCAGGCAACTAATCCAGCTCCAGGATATTGAGAATTTGAACTATCTTTATTTTGTGGAGCATCACCATCTACTTTATGACGGGCAAACCAGGGTGCCATCTTGCGAACTTTATTTTCTGTAATGCGCCCTGCAGCCATATCGCGAGCCTCGCGTTTTGTGCCTTCAGTTAGGCCATCACCACCAAAACCTTCATCAAGATATTTCAGGCCACGCTTGGCATTTTCACGAATGAATGAAGGAACGCTTAAATCAACTGCTCGAACCTCGCCCATTGGATCAATGCCTTCACTGATTGATACGGCAACCATCTGATCTACTGCATCTTGCTTATTATCGTGGCAACCAATTGTTGTGTATGAACCATCAGATTCTTGCTTAACAGTTGCCCATCCAGCGCAATCACCCTGTTTATCAGAAATAAAATAGGGCATTACTTAACCTCATAGGCTGCTGAAGGATCTGCAGGATCAATTGTTGCAATCTGCTGCAATTGACTTGAAGGCAATCCGGTGTGCTTCATATCAGGCAAGCCAACTGCCTTAGTTACTGCTGCAGGATCAAAGCCAACCTGAATCAAACTTGCTGCAATCTCGGTGCGTAGCTTCAGGCCAACATCTTTGGCATCTGTTGCATCAATGTTTTGTAGTGGAACGCGGTACTCATCGCCACTTTCAATTGGTGCCATATCCTCATAAGAGTGAACATCATTGATTGAAAGGAAACCTTCACGCAAGCCCTTTGTGTAGGCATCATAACGCTCAATTGTTGTGCCACGCAGCAGGGCATCTAGGTTGAAACGGATGAATCCATCAGGTTCAGGTAGCAATGTTGATAATGATTGCTCAATTCGCTCCAAGATAGGGCGCAATGAGTGCTGCACAAATGAAAGGTTTTGTGCTTCAACTGATGCAAAAGACATTGCACCGGCTACAGGATGGCCTAGCAATGAGAGTGGAACGCGGAAAATACGGGCAATTTCTTCAACTGAGAAACGGCGTGTATCCAAAAGTTGAGCATCATTTGCATTAATTGTGAGTGGAGAGAATGAAGCGCCACCTGAAAGGATGCCAATTTTACCTGCGCGGTATGGACCAGTGTGGCTAATATTCCAATCACGGCCAATATCTGCTGCCTGCTCTTCAGTAAGTTCACCTGGAACTGTGATAACGCCACCTGGATTAGCAGCATTACCAAAGTATGAAGCGGCATAAGTATCTGCAGCCATCGCTGAACCAATTGTTGTACGGCAAGCCGCAATTGGGCTTAGGCCGTAACGCTGGCCTGGCAAACGGAAATCAGGAATGTGCATAATCTCGCGGCCATCGAGAACCTGCTCATAGGTTCCACCGCCTTCAAGGCGCACCTTCACATAGTAAACTAAAGGTTCACCTGGGGCGCGGCGCTCAATACGCACATAACGCGGATCAATAACATATAACTCTTTTACATCGCCCATATCATCGCGCACTGTGAGAATGTAAGCGTTGCCTTCAAGTTTAAATGAGGTAACAATCTGCTCATAAAATTCAAGGCGTGTTGTTTCAGGATTTGGGCGAGTTACCCATTCAGGTTGATCTCCATAAACAGTTGCATAAGGCAAACGATTACGGCCACGGCGTACATACGCAGAAACAGGCAATGAGCTAACTGTATCTGCAAGCAAGCGAACGCAAGCATAAACAGTGGACATACGAATAGCGGTTTCAGAATCAACAACAACGCCTGCCATTGTTTCAAACGCAGGGCGGCCTGGAATCAATGGTTCAATATATTGATTATTATTACGCTTTTCGCCTGATGCGTTGCTAAGGCGCTTAGATAAACTCATTAGTTAGCCTTTTCTGTTAACCATACTAGAAAACTACCTGAAACAATTAGAGCAATAGGAACTGAAACCATCGCAAGGCCAGTTGTAACCAGTGATACACCAACAATTTCTACTGTAACTGCTAGATCAATCTTTTTCATTTTGCTCCCTATACCTGAATTGAAAAGAATCTTGCCACCGGTGCAGGTGGTTCAGCCGGTTGTGTGGCCCGGTCATAACCAAAGATTGATGCAACTGCAGCATCCACCTTGCGCCTACTGCTCGCCTTGGCAACCATAACACCCCTACTTGATTGTTTCGTTACGCAGTTGGCTATATGTCGCGCAAGCCTTTCATCACCATCGTGTGTAAATGATTCATTCACAACGGCTTCATAAAACTTTTGCGTTGCTGGCACCATATTTTGCGCTGAGTTGGGATAGGAAACTACAGGCAAACCCTCTTCATCCAAAACCATAAATGTACGCTGCCAACGCGCAGGATCAAAAACGATTTCCTTAACATTGAAGCGTTCATCTCTGTAGGTATCAATAATTGTTTGCTCAACCTCGGCAACTGGGATATGCCAACCCTGTTCAGCATCATCAGGGCGTTCCCACAAGCCAACAACCATAAGGTGTGGCTTATCTCCACCCAATAACCAGGCAACTAGCGCGGTTGAGTCATTTGAAAACGCACCATCAAAGGCAAGAATTACATCCTCACCGACTTCAGGGAATCTATCCTTATCGGCTAGTGCTTCCCAAGCGCCTGTTGGTAGCCAAGCAACTGAAGTATTTACGAAACAGTTGAGGCGCTTTGTACGAAATTCAGCTTCAGGTGTACGCAAAACTGCGCTTTGCATTTCCTCTGCATCGAGCAAATCGTTATATCCGGGATTTGCTTCAAGCCAAAGTGATTGATCCCGGTGATCGCCTTCAGGCGTTGTTGGCTCCCACCACGAAAAGAAAAATGAAGGATCCTTTGTTTCACCCTTAACAACCTTTTGGCCGTATTGGTAAAGCGAGTAGCAAAGAGAATCTTGGCCATTGCTTTGAGTCTTTACACCTGCAGTTGTGATGCCCAGGAGAAGCGAATCGGCACGCGCACCACCTGCAAGTGAAAGCACATTCCAAAGTTCCCAAGATGGTTGGGCGTGAACCTCATCAAAGATTACTAGCGGTGAAGGGTTTAAACCCTCTTTTGAGTAAGCCTCTGCAGATAGTACGCGGTAAACGCTGCCCTTATCTTTGAACTCAATGGCATCGCGGTACAAAGTGAACATTGAAGATAACTCTTCATCTAGCTCAATCATTCGCTTGGCAGTGCCAAAAACAATTCTTGCCTGATCTCTATCAGCAGCGCAAGAATAAATTTCAGATCCGTTGCCGCCCATTGTTAAACCAGCCAAGCCCATTGAAGCGGCTAGTGCGCTCTTTCCATTTTTGCGGCTCATCCCGATTAGGGCGGTGCGGTGTCGAAACCTGCCATCTTCACGGCGGGCTAAGGTATGGCGCAATAACTCTTTTTGCCAGGGGCGCAGTTGCAATAACTTGCCGGCAGGTGAAGCCACTGAATCTTTGGTTACTCTACAAACGGCCTCTGCAAACTCGGCGTACAAATCGCCATCACCGCGTTCAATATCCTCAATGGGAACTTCAGTTAACCAGCGCGGTGGCCATCCTGCAATATCAGCCATTTCTCTTTTGCTCAAGCAAAGCCTCTAACTTACCTTTGGCCTTAACTTCAGCAACCCCCAACTTACTGCGATCCGTTGGCGTGAGGCCAAGCAAGGAAAGCAATTTAACAATATCGTTTTCTACAGTGTTGAGCATCCCAAACAAAGGGTTGGCGTAGGCATAACCCTTATCTGTATAAAGCACATAATCAGATGCGGCTAACTTTTCCTTTAGCTCATATTTCTTATCCATCTTTTCGCAGAGTTCAACTAGCAACCTGGCATCAGTGTTTGCTATCCAGGGTGCCATTGCTCGAACATCTAGCCACATCTTTTGGCCTGCATCGCTAAGGTGCAAAGGCGCATCGCTCTTGATTTGAGGCAAGGCGATTATATTTTTGGAATCAGGCAATGGGCGTTGCCCAGGGTTTCCAGTCTTTCGCTTTTGCTCAATTGGCTTGCGCGGTCTGCCTGCAGTCATTGGTATCCATTTCGCTTAGTAACCTACCGCCCCCGGCCAGGTTGATTGCTTTGCTTATTGGTAGGTATCCAACAACTTTATCTATCGTGTTGGCATTTGAAAAATCAGTGGTTGATGGCATCGGTTCACTTTGCCAAACAATTTCTTGGCTTGAAAGATTCCAAGCATAAATACCTAGCGGGGTTGAGTTGATATACACCGCCTGGTAGTTCAAGTTTTCAGCTTTAGAAACCAAAGCATCAAACTTATGTTTCTCAATTAACAGTTCGTTGTAATGCGTGCGCCTGCATTTGAGTTCAATAATCAAACCGCGCTCATCGCTTACGCAGTCTGCGCGATCAAACTGATTGGCGCTTTTTTTCAAATCGCGTAGGTAGTTAGTTTGCAAAAACTGCAGCAGTTCAAGTTCAGACAAACCAAAACCCCCCAGGTTGAATTTTGCAGAGAACTGCGTTCTCAGGGCATCGGGGTTTATATCCCGCACGCTCAAGCAACTTTGTACCCGTACGGGGGATTGCCACCGGGGGGTATTTGCTTGCTTAGGTATTGCCTTTTTGTGAATTGTGTGAACGGCAAAGCACCCGTAGGTTGCTTATCTCTAATCTAAGGTGAGGTGCATCCCCCAGGGGGATGATGTGATCAACAGTTAAATCTTTATTGGTGCAACCCTTGATAGAACAATAAGGTTGCAACTGCCTAAGATACTTACTTAGTTTGTTCCAACTGTAATCATATCCACGCTGCGTGCGGGTTGGCCTACCCCTATCCAGTATGCGCTTACATTCCACGCATCGAGAGGCACGCACTACCTTGCCACATCCGGCGCACGGCCTAGGTAATACCATCGTGCTTTTCCAAATACTCTATTGCATAAGATAGAAACACAACTGAATCTTTGAATTGTCCTAACCCAAGATTGCAGTTATTACATAACAAACCTCTAACAGTATTTGTTTCGTGGTTATGATCTACTGCTAATTGTTTCGGTAGTTCATCCCCATTAATTCCACAAATCCCGCAAGAGTAGCTTTGTTCCTCAAGCAAATCTTTTCGATGAGTTGATGAAATGTGTGTTGCTCTCTTATGTTTGTTTCTGCAATCATTGCAAGTAGTTCGCCTATTGTTCGGTGTGCGCTTATCTTTGTGATAATCAGTTAGCGGTTTATCAATGTTGCATTTCTTGCACACCTGATAGTTATTCGTCATCCTCGGCTAATGTTTCATATTGTTCATTTGAAATAAAATATTCTTTGTAGGCAGTCAATGCAGAGATAGTTGCACGATTAAGTAATGTATCTATTCCATCAAAGGATAGAACTGAATCTGTTGTTATCTCAGTTGTTACATCACCGATGCTAACCGAAATGTTGATCATCTAGTTAGCTCCAATCGTGAATCAAGTAAATCATCAATGAACTTATCAACAATGTGTTTCTTTGAGTCAATGGTTTTAGAGCGCGTATCAACGGCGTGAGCCAACGCTTCATCTATTTCTTTGATTGTTTCGGTATCCATATCCATATCCATAAAGTAAAAAACCCAACCTAAATGGTTGGGGAGAGTTGATTAGATAGCAATACCTGTTACACGCAGTGTATCAGTAGCGTGTGAACTTTTCGTCAAGTTTTACTTAGATGCAAGGATGCTTGCCAAATCGTAAAGGCTACCTTTGCGTTCAATCTTGTTGGCTCTTATGATCTTATACACCTGCCGTTGGGTAATGCCAAGCCATAAGGCAATGGCCTCAACATCCAGGTAAAACTTTTTATTAGGGTTAGACATTGCCAAGGCAACCAATCGGAGAACAGTCCACGATTCTTTGCACCCGAAACAACTCACATCATCCATAAGGTTTTCAACATCAATCACAATGAACTTACGGCAATCATCAGTAGGGCAAGGGATTCGGCGGGGTTGCTCAATGAATTGCTTAGTGGCAGCCATTCCCTTAGCGTGAATCTCTCCAACCTCGGCTGCAAAGTCTTTTGCCCAATCCTGTTGCAATGACCAATCAAGGTGAGCCAAGTGGAAACTACAGGTTGCTTCAACCTCGGCTTCAGTTGTGGCTTCAGCTTTAACCAATGCAGGCGGTGTTAGTTGGCGTGCCTCTCGAATCATTGATTCCCACCCGTGAAGAATATCTAGGGTTTCCTTGGCCATTGAGTAATCAAGAGCAGCCACATTAATCCCAATAGATCGCTCGGCGCTTACTGCTCCACTGCCTGAACGCGCAGGTGCTAGGTGATCACTGGCAAGTTTCTGCAATCGTGGGATGGCAGAAAGGTGAAGCCATACTTTCTTGGATATATCTCTCAAAATGGCACCTCATCGCTAGTTGTGGATAACTTTGGGCTTCCCCAATAGTGGGGCGGTTCCTCGGCAAATACTGTAAGGGTGTAGCAGGTGTGAGTGGCAAGCACAATAGGATCCTTTGCCCCCATCCTTGGCACCATTCGGCGGGTGGCCTCAAATGAACCGGCAGTGCGGTGTATCTGATAGGTGGCAATGCCGGATGCGAGCGCCTGTATCTCTTCAATAAGATTGAGACGCTTTATATCAAGTTTGACCTGGCAAGCACTGGTGGCTGAAATGCCATCCCATACAAGGTTCCCGCACTTTCGGCAGTTAACGGGCTTAAAGTCCAAGTAACTCATCCAATCGTTCCCATACCGATAATGATGGTGTTCCTTATTCCGTATCTATACAGATACGGAACGGAACGAACACCGATCACGCTCATTTCTGCCTGTGTTCCTTTTTTAAAAGGGAACACAAAAGGAACGGAACGGAACACGGAACACCTCATTTATCCCACTACCAATTGGGTAACTATTGCATCAGTTAGTGAAAAATGCTCTTTACCTAACTCTGTTAAGTAAAGGATAAAGGATCTTTCATTACCCTTATTCTCAATCCAACCGCCGGCCAACAAGTCGCTTAGGCGCTCGCCAATGGCCTCTTTGGAACCACTGATGCCATCTTGGACAATACGGCGGTTTGCCCCTGGATGGTTATGAATGAACTCGGCAATCTCTTTGAGTTTCTTCAGCTCTTTATTAGATTCGTACTCATCCTCTGCCAATGGCACCGCAATCACATATTGCATCTGCGCCTTTGTGGAATCAATGGTGATAATCGCAGCCTCTTGGGTGCGGTCTGATTTTCTCCACATACCTGAAATCTTGCGGATGAATCCAGGGCGGTCTTTGGTAACTCTCATTGTGAGGCTACCGATTCGCCCAGGCGATAGCGCCTCAAGTGGCTCGACTAGGTAGGCAGCGCCATCAATCGTGGCCAACTTGGCCTGCCCGCCAATGGCAAACCGCCCGCGTGTTTCTGCATTTTTCGTGATGTGATCAATCAACACAACGGCAGTGCCACTGGCAGTGGCAACAGTGCGTGGGAAAATACGCATCCAACGGGTAATGGCATCATTATCTTTGGTTTCACCGCCCCACATAGTGAGAGATTCAGTAACGCCATCAATAATGATGAGAGTGGCGCTATTTGGCTCAAGGATAGATTGCCAATAAGGATCATCAACATCGCGTGGACCATCAGGCCGGATATAAGTGAAGTATTGTAAAAGGTTGGCTCTGCTCACCCCTAGCGCCTTGAGGCGGTTCACAATATCAATGGCATCTGATTCAAAATCAATATAGATAACTTTTTTATCATTCTTTAGCATCTCGGCAGATGCAATTTGAGCTACCCAAGATTTGCCTGATTCGGATTCTCCATAAATTGAGTGAACGCGCCCTGTATAGATAAGGCCGTGGCCATCAGTGCGGTTAAGAATCGTGGCAACAGGTGCCTGGAACAAACCATCATAATAATCTTTGAGTTCGATAGGTTTCCAACTTGATTCTTGCTCTTCATCATTATCTGAAGCTGAAACAGTAGGTTGACTAGGAGCATTAAGTGTATTTGTGGGCATCAGTGCGTTGCTAAAATCAAAAGAGCCAAGTGCCTGTTGGCCGTAGCCCTGCGAGCGCAAATCACGCGCAGCCTCTTTGAAATCGCCGTTATGAAATATAACTGCGTAAGCGCCAAACTTATCGTAGGAACGCTCTGCATCAAATATGGTAGATGTTGAGAAAACTCGCAATTTATCGGTATTTTGGTAATTGGTAGTTGCAGAAACACCGAAATCTTTGCCGGGGCGTGTCCAAGTGGTTTTTTCGGCGCTTTGATAAGCAATTTTCCATCCAAGAGGCTCTAGCAACTCGCGCCAAGTAGTTTTGGCGTTAAAATCATCACCAGGTGAAGTAGCACCTTCAACCTTTTGTGCTACATCGTAAGTAACTGAATCTGCCTTTGGCATTTCATCAAACATTGCAAAAATAGTGTGAAGAGCGTTTCTTTCTTCAAGGGTTAGTGTTGGAATTGCCTCAATTGATCCGCGTAGCAACTCCCAAGAGCCACCTGAAGGGTGAACTTGGCCTGAAGATGGCGCAGTGATAACAAAACCGCCTTCACCGCGAGTTTCAGCGAAAACATCAACTCCACCATTCTCACCGGGCTTGCGTGCGAGTTTGGTATTGCCTGGAACTGCGCCCGTGAGGCGATAAAGCCAATGAAGGCCACCTGAAGGTGTTATTTCAACATATCCAGCGTTAATTCGCTCCCATAACTCGCCCATATTTGATGCGTTAGCGATTTCTGCAATTTCTAAGTGCATTTTGGCGCTTACGGCTCGCCCCTCAAGTTCAAGCATCTCTAAATTGCCTGAAATGGCACCGCAAATGACCCCAACGCCTTCAGAATCAGATTTAAACCAACTAATTAGCTCATCAGGGGTTGGCATTTGATGTTGGTACTCTTTCCAACTGCTCAAACCAGGGCGCTTTGATCCATCTGAAGCAACCGGCACCGCAACAATGCCTGCGCTCGCAAATCTTAGTGCGGTAGTTAAGATTTCATTGCTCATTCGGCAACCATTGCGTTAACAATCCAACTTACAACAGGAACTGCAACCGCGTTGCCCATTTGCTTATATCTACTACTATCTGCCTGGCCATCGGTCCATCCATCAGGAAATCCTTGAAGGCGCTCGCACTCTGTTGGCGTTAAACGGCGCACCACTGATAAATCCATTGTGCCGCCGATGTTTGAATTGGTAGCACTACTTGAACGAATGGTTTGGGCAGTTTCACCAATCGAAGCGTTATAGAAATCAACGGCAACTACGCCTGGAACCTGTTGCCTATCAAGAGTGTATGCCGGGGCATTTTCATCACCAATGCCTGTTCCGTTTTGGTGTTTTTCAATCTCTCTTGCATCATCAATTGGAAAAATGCTTGATTCTAAAAAAGAGGGCGGTTGTTGACTAGCTTTAAGTGTTGGCGATACATTCTCAAAGGTGTTTGCGTTACTCCCAAATTGTGTATCAAAAGCAATAGTTTCTTTCGGATCACTGTTATCAAAAATCATTGGTACATTTCCCCCGCCCGTTCCATATCTTGAAATAACTGTTGGCACAATGCCATCTACATACACACGCACATCATTAACGCGTGTGCCATCAATAATAAGCACTGTTGCAAATGCTTCCCCGTTATTATCCATTGCGTTCAATGTAGGCACCACGCCTTCATCAATCCAAGATTCATAATCTTCAACATTTTGCGCCCGCTTAGTTTTCGTGAACCACATTTTGGATAATCGCTTTGTTATCGGTTAAATCATCAACTGCAATTCCTTTGTAATCTCTAGCGCATAAAGTTCCACTTATTGCGTTGCCACCTGCTCCAAGGCCGTTTGCAATTGTTGAGGAAGAACCTTTCCTCTTCGATTTGCCCGCCTCAAGATACCCTGCGCGGCCTTGGCAGATAGAGAGTATTTCTTCAGGTGATTGCCCTTTGTTTCCAAGATTTCCGACAATGAACACTCTACGCCTGCGTTGTGGTACTCCAAAGTATTGAGCATCAAGTACCCGCCAGGCGATGCTATACCCGCGTTCGACCAACGCTTCAAGAACAACGGCCATATCTCTGCCCCCATTTGAGGAAAGTAAACCAGGCACATTTTCGAGGATAAAGTTTTGCGCTCTTGTTTCGTCAAGGATTCTACAGATTTCCCAGAATAATCCACTACGCGATCCATCCAACCCTGCTCTTTTTCCAGCCACGGATAAATCTTGACAAGGAAAGCCACCCGTGATGATTCCATTTGTAGGTTCAAATCCTGCTGCTCTAAGTTGTTCACCTGTTACCCCCGTAATATCGCCAAAAATAGTTGAATCAGGAAAATGCCGGCGTAGCACATCCTGCGCTTTTTTATCAATCTCAACAGATGCAACTACTTTCACACCTGCGTTTTGTAGTGCTAAATCAAAGCCACCAACACCTGCAAATAAACTGACTGCAGTTTTCATTTGCTCCCCCATCCCGTTCCTTTGAAGTGTGCAGGTACTGCAGTAAATGATTTTTTGGCTAACTTGCCACACTCACATAAAGCTAAGTGTTTATCATTCATCTTGAATTCGCGTTCAAATTCAATACCGCACTCGCACTTGAATTGGTAAATCGGCACTGCTCCCCCGTTTCGGTTGTATCTTGCGCGGCGTTGCAGGAATCGAACCTGCTCCAACTATTGCTAGTTGCCCCGTGAGTGAACCATCACAACGCCTTTCTTGGCAGAAAGGTATGCCAAGAATTAGTTAATTGGTTTTGCTCCCAATTGAGCTAATAGAGCCTGCACTGCAGGATCATTGATATTTGCTGCTGGTGCAGTAGCAGTTGCAGGTGCTGCAACCTTTGGCAGATTGCCTGCAATGTAAGCATTTGCCTTTGCAACGGCATCTGCATCACCTGTTGCATCATTGAGAAGCCAAGGTGGATTCTTACCTGGCTTTGCGATTCCCTGGCCAATACGGCCAAGTACCTTTTGCCCAATTAGGGGCTTGAGTGCGTTTTTCAGTGCGACATTGAACCAAAGCAAAGAGATATGCTCTTCATTTGTATCAAGATCAACCACATTTACTTCAATTGCATCTGCAGGGCCGTTCACTGTTTGGATATTTGCCTTGAACTCAATTGGTTCAACAATGAGAAGGTGGCCGTTAAAGTCTGCAACCTTAACGCCTTCATTTGCTACTGGTGCTGAAAAAGCCATTTGGCTTTCCCCCGTTTCTTTTGGTTTAGGTTGGGTGTTAGTTGTTTTCTAACTCTGTTGGTGGATTGGATTCAATCCATTCTTTATTTATATCGCTGATTGTTTTCCAGGGTTGGCAATCGCATCCATCACGGCTGCACATTATTGTTCACCAGTATCACCATTGCAAGCAATGGATAGATCAGTGCTAAATGGGCGGTAGTACGGGCAATACATACACATTCTAGATGGTGTTGCAGGTATTAACGGCCACATTTTAGGATTTTCTTCAACATCAATGGTTGATAGCAATTCATAAACTGAATCTAATCGAGCCAAAGCTGAAAGTGCTGCGCTTTCATCATAATCAAATAACTCAATGTGCATATCTGTTATTTGGCCACCGGTAGGCAAGAAAATAAGGCCAACCTTATTCACCACCGCGCCCTGTTGGGCTTTTCCGTAGCCGTACAACTGCACTTGGGTAATCTGTTGAGATGTAGCGCCTTCACTGCGCTTGGCTTTTACACCTGCAGGTGAAGTGGTTTTCCAATCTAGCACATACCCTTTTTCAATATCAAATAAATCAACTGTTCCCGATAGGTTTGCCCTAATCTGAACCTTTTGCTCTACTTCATACTTTTCAGGGAACTTGCTAAAAATTTCCTCTAAGAATGAGTGGATGGCGGTACCAACATTGGCTGCCCAGGAACCGCCACCCGACTCATTAGCCTTATCCCAATCCAATAACTTGTAAGCCAATCGGCGTACACACTCTTGCCCAACCTCGCTAGGTCCAATATAAACCTGTTGAGATCGTGGCGTGTAGCGTGAAGCCTCGGTAATGATATTGGTGATTTCATTCGCCAATTCTTTACTTGGACTGTTCAAAGGTGCAAAAGTCATTTGTTATTCATCCTCATTAACGATAGTAAAACGGCGTGAAGTAGATTTTACCTCAAGGGCTTCAATTACCTGCGGTGGTAACAGTTCCCTTGCGCGTTTCGTGTCGAATCGTGTGGATTCAACAAATGACCAGCGAACTACCGGCTTATTGTGATACATACCAATTTGGTTATCACCCAAAGCCGCCTCAATGTGTGATCGAGCTACATCGGCTACCTCTTGCAGTTGTTTAATCTGCCCAAGTGCGTTTCTGTATTGCTCAAGCCACGCAGCAATGTTGCTATCAAAATCAACAATGCCTTTCTCTATTTCTACGCTCATACTAACCCCCATTAGTAATAGTTTTTGCGTTTAAAGTGATCCCAGGCACCACACGGCCCTGCAGATCCATACTTTCTGCCTATGTAGGCAAGTGCTGCAATCGTTTGAGCAACAGTAGAGTTACTGCGCTTCATTCCTAGATTGCGATAAGTACCATCCAATAATTGCCCAACACCTGATGCTGAACTTTCCGGATTATCCTTATCTTGCCAGGCGCTTTCTTTGCTCATAAGAGCGTTAAAGCACTTGAACTGTTTAGTTGTAAGTAACTCGCGGGCAACCTCTTTTGGATTCACTTGCATCAAATGCGGGCGCTCTTTGTAGATTACTAACGCAGGATTTGCAGGTTCAGCCGCGATGGTTTGCACCACCAATGAAGTTGCAATGCTTACGCTCACGATGAGTGCAAGCCTTTTGATGAGTCTTTTATCTGTTGGTGTAATGGTTTAGCTCCTTGTTCAGTTGTAGCAAACTTTATTAATACACGCCGGATATAACCGCCTGATGTATTAAGTTGTGCCACAATTTCGTTTACAGGCTTTCCCTTTAAGTGCAATTTGATAATTGAAAGTGCCATCCCTTTGAAGGCATAATCTTTATCTTTCACTTTGGCATCTCTTTCGGCAGGTGTTGACCCGCCCCAAATGCCGTGAGGAATCTGTTTTTCTAGTGCGTACTCCAAACACTCCATTCTGTGAATACAACTCGCGCATATCGCTTTGAGTTGGAGCAGTCTTTCTGCCTCTTGCTTTCGGTTATCAGGAAAGAATAAATCCTTATCTTCAACCTCGGCACATTTTGCTTGTGGAAATTTCGGGAGATCAACAAAGAAATCAAGTGTTTTCAATGTTTCTCTTCCAGCCATTGTGTTAAATCCTGGATTACCCAAGATTTTTCAATCCCAGCGTTTCGGCGCTTGAGAATGATGTAATGCAATGGCACCTCGGCTAAACCGCGAGCCTTTGCATAATTTTCTGCCTCAATTTCAGCTTCACGCCAAAACTCAGGCAAACTTATTGTTTTTCTATTCTTCAGTTCAAGAATGTAATGCTTCCCACCGACAATTGCGACTAAATCGCCTTCATCATTCTTTCCGGCCTTTACCAAACGCTCACATAAGGCACCTGCACCCCGTAACCAACGCATAACATCGGTTTCAAATTGTGCGCCTTTGCGCCCGTTTGGATTCGCCACTACTCGACTACTCGCAGTTTGGCTACTTTGGTACTCATCTCATCGGCCTTAAAAATACGGCGCTTTTTGATGGAAACAATAATATCTTGGCAAAGATTGTAAGCCTCATCTTCAGACATTGAAGCAATAAGAATGGCCATTTCGGGCATCTCATCCCTAGCCTGATCAAGTTGCTCAACATAACCTTCAGCCTTATATGAAGTGCGGTTTGCAGCCTGAAGTTCATCCAGGCAACTCAAATCAACTTGGCCAACTACATCTTCAACCAAATCAACGCAGGCATCACGCTCTTCAAGATAAAGGCAAATCTTGCCTGAATCAGTAGTATGGACTGAAAACAAAGGATCACGCATCTTTTTTCACCCAAGGATTACGGATTTCATTATCAAGAAAGTTATCTTTCTCTATAATCATCCACATAATAAATAGGAATGAGCTAACAATTGCTATTGCTATTAGAAATAGTTTCATTTTTACCTTTCCGTTCAAAGAGTAGGATGGCACATACTACACATCTTTAAACTGCGCGACACGCTAGGCTTGTTGAATCTCTATCTGAAAAGGGGCGCAGGTGTTTATGTCGTATTTGGCAGATATTTGCAGGGCCTCAATGAATTCGCTCTGCGCCCAATCAGTTTGTGCCAGGTTAGGCAGGGTGCCGGCGAGATAACCCAAGGCATAAGGTGAGCCTGATCCGATTCCATAAAGATTATCAATGCTTTGGCTTATGTCGAGTGAATCCCCAATTTCAAAAATATTGCCTGCAAAAGCAATCAAAAAGCTAAAACTCACACCCTCTTTTTCAAAATCGTATGAGTTGGCCTTAAAGATAGCCACAATACTAGGGATGATTTTCTTGCCCATAAACTTAACAGGATCGGTGCCATCATAAAGGGGCGGTTTCCAGTTATACATAAGAATATCGCCTGGCCTGCAATCGCCGGACACGGCAAAGAGATATTTGCCGATTTTCACGATTTTGGGAGTGCTAGGGGAAAGGGTGCGCTTATCGCCATCGGTGATTTGAGAATCAGCGCCCAGGATGGCGAAATCAGCGCCCTGGAAGGCAATAATGGTAGTCATTGGCCGATTGTAGGGGTTTAGCCTAGACAATGGCGAAAACCCGCCTACTTCCCCTTTAGGCGGGCCTTCAGAGTGAGCCTAACACGCTCAAATCCCGTTATCAAATTGTTACCAAAATTAACCCCAAATGGCGTTTACCTGTATATACAGGTGCTAGATTTATCTCATTGAAGGGAACGGCTCTTCAATAGAACGGATCAGATTATGGAACTTACATCAGCACAAAAAGCTGCACGCACGCGTTCAATGAATAAAGCGGATAGAGCGTATGAAGAAATGTTTGCTATTCAATATAAAGAATGGGTAGATGCGCTAAATCGTTTTTGCCCACCACGCGATGCAGTAATTGATGCTTTGCAAGCAAAGCGCGATGAAGCAATTGCAAAGATTGAAATGGAATATCAAAAAGAATATGAAACAGTAATGGAATCATTTAATAATTTGATGAAGCCAACAGATGATGCCTTGGCATCAGGGCGTGAAAATGCTTGGGCAATTTATGGAAAAGCAATTATGGGAGAAATATCTTTTGATGAGGCGGTTGCAAAATGACTACTCAAAAACTTTGGATTTCCGATAATGATGGAGATGTTACTTGTGAAGCACACGCAGGTATGTATTTGAGATGTGCGATTCAAGCAAAGCCAAATGCAAAGCAACACAAAACACCTCTTGGCAATTGGGCAGTTTACTTCACTCATCTATTAGGGGGCGAGAATCTAGTTTGCGAAACTTGCGTTCCCTGGAATTCACCAAATCATCCATATAACAAAAATAAGGCAGGTGCATAATGACTAACTTTATTGCAGAGGGCTACGGCGCAAAAGATGAGCGCACATCTGAGAAAAAAATCTTTACACACGCCGTTATTTTTCGTAATATTTCAAATGGCGATAATAACGCTACACCACGCGCCACTTTCCACATCTCGCTAAAACTAGCGCAGATCGAGATGAAGCGTATGGCTAGCAGAACCGATTGGCTTATTCCCTTGGGAATTGTTGAAGTTAAGGCAGGTGCATAATGACTACAAAAGAAAAAGCGTTGGAACTGTTTGATGCAGGAATTCCAAATGAGATTGAAGATTCCTTTTTAAAGTCAATGTTGAATGGCCATCGTTGGGGATGGCATCAAACATCATTTATGCAATGCCCTGCCTGCGAGAGAAAGGCAAATTCATAATGACTATTAAAGAGGTGATTTTTAAAAATTGTGAACTCTGCGATGCTAACGCACTCTATAAGCGCCAATATGAGCATCCAAACGGCGAACGCTATTGGATGAATGTTTGCCGTTTCTGCTCTTTTAAGAATACAGATTTTGAGGTGAAGTAAATGGGCGCATATAAGGAACTATTTATTGAAATTCAAGATTCAATCTGCAATATCGCTAAAAACCTTGAGCAATCAGTTGAGGATTGCGATGTTGACCAAATGAAACTTGCACTACGCGGTGCAATTTTAAACTCTGCTCTCACTATAGCTTTTATTGAAGAATTGGAGAATTAAAGATGAAACTCAATAAACGCGGTGTAATCGTGATGTGGATTCTAGTAATCCTTATTGTGCTTGGTTTTACCTATCTAACGCGTGATGTTTGTTATGTAGGCAATATGCCTGGAAATACTCTTGGCTACGGCTCTTGCTCAAAAATGATTGATTTGGTGATTACAAAATGACTTTTTCAGATGTAGTTATGTACCACATCCATCAATCAATTGAGGCAATTGCCTGCAATGAACCTGAACAGGCCGAAATGCACCGCCAAATGGCCAAGATTCTTATTGAAAAGTTAGGTGCCTAATGGCAACACCATTACGCTCTATCCGCGTACCTGATTTGATTTGGGAGCAGATGAAAGAATTAGCAACACTGCAAGAAACCAACATTTCAGCCTTATTGATTCAATTAATGAAAGAGGAATTAGAACGCTAGTAAAAGCAAGTAAACCCCGCACCTGGAACGGCAGGCGCGGGGTTTACTTATTGGGGGCGTGTGAGCGCCTAAACTTAATTTGTAGTTGAAATCTCGCCTGAAATACTTGCGTAGGCTGCCAAATCAATAAAACTATCAAGGTGATCAGGGGTTTCAATTAATCTAGCAACCTTTACTAACCCCATACAGATTGCAACCTGAGCCGGTGTTACTTCAGTTTGTAGAAATGTTGACCATAAAGAGGCAATTCTTTGATGGTTGCTTAAAGCTGAACCATAATTCTTTTCTCTATCGCCGTGAGTGAGCCTATCGGCCTCGGCTAGAATCTCTTTGCGGTTCACTATTCCCCCAATTCATACCAACCATCGCCCCATAAGGTAAGCAATCGTTGGAAATAATCATTGTATTGAGCGCCGATAGTATCAAGGTTATAGAGAGAAACCGCACGCTCTCGGATTGCGGCGCGATTCAATTGCTTCACATTTTCGGCTGCATCCATAAACTCTTTAAGAGTTCGGCACCTAAAACCGGTAACGCCGTGGGGGTTATTCTCGGTAAAAGCGCCCCAATCGGTAGTAATCGTTGGGGTACCGCAAGCCTGAGATTCAATAACTACATTCCCAAATGGCTCAACATAAAGGGTTGGGGCAAAAGTGGCGATTGCACCGCCCATTAACTTTGCTCTTTCTTCAGGATTCACGCTTCCCACAAATTCGCCGTAGCCAATCTGCTCACCTGGACCCGCCAAGATGAGGCGTTTTCCTAGGCGCTCGCACACCTCTTGGGCGATTCTGTAGCCTTTTCGATCAATCAAACGGCCAATAAACAGGTAGTAATCACCCTTGCCATCGCCCAAAGGGAACATTTCAGGTTCCAAATACCCTGGGATAACTACATCATAAAACTTGCCATCTGCAGTTGTTGGGTTTTTCCACCCTGCATAGATTGAGTGCATCCAAGCGTAGGATTCAAACACGCGGAAATTACTGAAAACACCGCCGTAGCCAACGCCAAATTCCACCGCTATCGCAGTTGGGAAGGCATCGGCAATTGGCTTGTGTGCGCCACCGCCGATTAAGCAAATGAAATCTTGCTCTTCAAATCGCCCTGCTATCTCTCGGATAGCGTTGCCATTGAAGGTTTGCCAGTGTGGCAGGGATGTATCAAATGAAACGCTTGTGTAGTGATTAGATCCCTGGGCTTGCGCTCGCATCTCTTCAGATATGCAGGTGATTAGTTCATCCTCGACACCTTCAGATTGCTCGCCGGCATACAAGTAAACAGTATGGCCTTGAGCCTTCATCATCATTACAAAACGGCGTACCTTTTCAGTAAAGGCACATCCTGCATACTCTTTTGTTACTTGAGTATGAGGCAAAGCTACAATGTGAAACCGCATTATTCCCCCGATTGTTTTTATTCTGTTGGAAGTATTATTTTCATTGTTTGAACTATGAAGTTACCGTTGCTTTTGTTAGGGTTATAGATCCTGGACCAGTTAGCGGCGTAACTGCACTTAGTTTGCTTGTGGAAGCAAGCGTACCAGCACTAAAGTATCCCAACAGGATTTGACCGCTGCTGTTATTGGTCAGAACTGGTTTACCAAACAGATTGCTTTGAAGCCCAGTGTATGAGTTCCAGGTAACTCCACCATCTGTTGATGTTTTATAGGCACCGCTTGTGCCAGTATCAGCGCCGCCTGCAATCGCAATAGTGCTGCCAACTTGTGTGGCCAATCCAAATTTCCCAGAAAGACCTACGGACCCAATATAAGTCAAACCACTCAAGGTTGCATCTCTATAAACATTTCCAGAATTAGTGATATAGGTATATGCGCCGCCAACATATGTAAAAAAGAATGAACCCTCATACCCCATTCCACCATAAAGAGAACTGGCGTAAGTTTGTGTCCAAGCACCGGTAGTTGGGTCTGCATTAGAATTAGTCCAAAATGAAGTTGGCACAAATGCACTTCTGTCTGTGATTATCCACATACCATTTGTGTAAGTGATACCTTGGAGATAATTTGATGACCACGCACCGCCGTTATTGCTTGATGTGAAAGTTACATTGTCAGTAGATGCATAAACGCTGCTGCCGCTGACATAGGCATATCTTCCATTCGCGTATGTCAGAGAAGGATAAAGTTCATTCTGCGCAGAAAGAAAATTGAAATTCCAGTTAATTCCATCAGTTGAATTGACTGCAATACCATTAGAAATCACAACAAATCCTTGTGGACCACCAACTGCATTTACGGGACTGTTACTAAAAGGACCAGGGTTGCCGTATTGAGTCCAAGTTACCGCATCTGATGACAAGTAGTAGTATGAACCAGATGGTGGAATAGCGATGTATTTACCTAAACCTGATGAATAAGCAACAGTCACGCCATATGAAGGCATAAAAAAAGTACCAGATTCTAGCGTGCTACCTGCTTCAAGTGCTTTTGCAGTTTCCATAGATATAGATGTTGCGTTTGTTGCAAGCGTTGCGGTTCCTGCACTGAGGCCACTTGAAGGTGTGATTGTTATTCCACCTAGAATTGCAATAATTCCATTACCGTTAGATGTGTAGTTATAGACACCAGCGGTTGCGCTAACTGTCGCAGTCTGCGCACCAGCCACACCGCCAGGATAGTAAACAGAAACCTCTGCTCCTGGGCCAGTAGCCCCTGTAACTCCCGTTGCACCGCTTGCACCTGTTGAACCTGTAGCTCCAACGGGTCCTGTTGCACCTTGTGGACCTGTAGCACCTGCAGGGCCTGTTGCACCTGTAGCACCTACGGCACCGGCGGTGCCTGTTGCACCAACGGGTCCTGTTGCGCCCACTGCGCCTGAAGGTCCTGTAGCACCGGTAGCACCTACTGCGCCATTTGTGCCTGCAGGTCCTGTTGCACCAATCGATCCTGTTGCACCAATCGGTCCTGTAACGCCAACATCACCTTGAATACCTTGGATGCCTTGAGATCCTGTAGCACCCGTTGCCCCTGCAGGTCCTGTTGCACCTACAACACCTTGAATACCTTGTGGCCCTGTTGCTCCTACAGGACCTGTAGCACCAACAACGCCCGTGGCACCGACTGCGCCCGTGGCGCCTACTGCGCCTGATGCACCTTGAGGCCCTGTCGCGCCGATTGGCCCTGTTGCGCCAACAACGCCTTGAATACCTTGTGGACCTGTTGCACCTGTAGCACCTGCAGGACCTGTTGCACCGATTGGACCCGTTGGGCCTACTGCTCCAGTTGCACCAACTGAACCTGTTGCACCTACGGGGCCTGTTGCACCTGTTGCACCTGTTGTACCAACTGCAATAAGTAATAATGCAAGCAATTGATTATTTGAAAAATTAGTTGTACCTGTTCCACCTGAAGAATCAAGTGAAACTGGCACGGTGCTATAACCACCAACAATTGTTGCAGTAGCAGTTACTCTGAATTTTTGGAAATTGGTATGAACATCACGATCTTGAATAATAATAAAATCATCTGCATCTAAAAGTGAAATAAATACATCAATATCATTGCCATTTGTATCATTATGATCAATAAATAATGTGGTTGCATTTATTTGTGTTGCATTACTCCAACGAATATCACCTGGGCCTGGGTCTCCTGATGTTGCAGTTGTATCTGCGCTATAATCAAATAAGCTAGTTGAGCCACCATTAGCACCCGCAGGCCCGCTTGCACCCGTTGCACCTGTAGGACCTGTGGCACCTGTAGCACCAATTGGACCTGTAGGACCCGTAGAACCAATAGGACCTGTAACACCTGTTGGGCCTGCAACGCCTATTGCACCTGTTGCACCAATTGGACCTGTAGCACCTGTAGCGCCAATTGGACCTGTAGGGCCTGCAACGGTTGAAGCCGCACCTGTTGCACCTGTTGCACCAACAGGACCTGTAACACCCGTTGGACCTACAACGCCTTGAATACCTGTTGCGCCTGTAGCGCCAACAGGACCTGTAGCGCCAACGCTACCTTGTGGACCTGTAGCACCTGTTGGGCCTACAACACCTTGAATACCTTGGATGCCTTGAATACCTTGTGCGCCACTTGGCCCTGTAACACCAATTGGACCTGTAATACCCGTTGCACCTGTTGGACCTGCAACGCCTGTTGGACCTGCAGGACCGCTTGCACCTGTGGCACCAATTGGGCCAGTAACGCCAACAGGACCTGTTGCACCTGTATTGCCTGTTGCACCTGTAGAACCTGTTGCACCTGTGTTACCCGTGGCACCAATAGGACCTGTTGAACCTGTAGCACCTGTTGAACCCGTAGCACCGGCAGGACCGCTTGCACCTGTAGCACCTGTGGCACCTGTGGCACCAATAATGCCTTGTGGTCCTGTTGGCCCCGTAGCACCTGCAGGACCTTGTGGGCCTTGTTCATTTGAAATGACAATTTCTGTGTCCGTAGTGTTGACATAAACAATTGAAGTCATCGTGTCACCTCTGGTGAAATAGATAGTTCGCCCTGTAATAATCTTGTGACCACGCCAACGCTCGAAATAAGTTCTAAGTCGTAAACAAATTGGCCAAATGGCAACGCCGTTGTTTGAATTGCAGTCTGATCTAGGCTAATTGTGCCAAGCGCACCGCCAAGGGTAATTCCACCATTGCTTGTTGTAAGCGAAAGTATTACTTCAGTATCTTCAACATCAACGCGAGCCGAAAGGCGAGCAGTATAACCAGTTAAATTAACTAGAACATTGTTAATTTTCCAAGTTAAGAGAAGATTGAAAGTTGCCCCTTGTTCAATCGTAAAATCTAAGGTACCTGCTGCCATTTATTTGCTCCAAAAAATAGTAAGGGTTACTTTGAGCCTCGGCCGAAATCAACGGCTGAAGAATCAAGCCACTTGAGAATTGGACCTGCTGCGCCTGCTAGGGCTGCCATTCCAAGAGTTTTTAAATCTGTTTCTCCTGCTAGAAAAAGCGCAATCGCTGCTGCTGCTGCCGCACGAAACCAGGAAAGGCCAATTTGCTTCATTTGTTCCATTATGTAACTCCCTTATTTATGAACCTTGCAACAGGTGCAAGTTGGCGTGATATATGCTTTTTTTGCAGGAATTGGCACGATTTTAGCACCAATCTGAGTAACTATCTTTGGTTGGTTATACCACCAAAACCAGGGTGATGTATCCTCGGCAAACTCTTGCTTGATTGAAATATGAAGATGTTTATTATGAGGATTTGAACCGGTATATGGGCGATTGCCTTGCTTTGCCTTAGCCTTTGACCAAATGAGAGCGTTGAAAATTAAGTAATCCACGCGCTTATCCTCTTTCAGCTTTTCAAAGATTTCAGCGCAATCAATCCCGTGTTTAGAATCGTGAGTTAAGTCAACTGCCAAGCCTGTATTGTGATCTGATTTAGGGCTTTGCTTTAAATGTGCAGCAGATGGCAAAAGGCCATCACTGATTTTTTTGCGTAGTGGCCTCAAGGCCGTTGCTTGCCGTAACACGGCTATTGCTGCAGGTGATGCTTTCATTTGCTCTGAATTAACTTGAGGATTGTTTCAACCTGGACTTCAAGCCGGTTGATAGAATCACGCATTGAACTGCCTGAATTGGGTTTAAGTTCAGAAAGGTAATGTTTTACCAACCATCTTACCGCCCCTGCAAATGCAGTTATGATTGCAATGATAGATACTATTAAGCCTGCCCAATTTGCTGGGTTCATTTGCGCGGATCTCCCGTTATTAGTTAGTGATGGATGCCTCAAGGGTTGCCTTGAGAATTGCTATTTCTTGCGCTTGATTTCCAATAATTTCACGCATTGCTCTAAGCACAACTTGAATATCTACTTCCTTTTCCATTTACTTCCCCTCTAGTGTTTGGATTCTTTTTTCTTGCTCTTGGATTAATGCCAACATCGCTGGCAAAAGAATACGATCATTCCAAGATTCTGGGCCTTGTGTTTCTGAATAATCACAAGCAATAGGATAAATAGCATCCACCTCTTCAGCGATAAAGCCAGGAATTAATACTTCAGCTCTTTCATCTGTAGGTGTTACATAGTTTTCATTATATCTAAATGCTCGAACTGGAAGATTGAGAAGTTTTTTTGGATTATATTCTGAAATGCTGACCAAATCAACAATATCGTGTTTATATCTTTGAGAAGATGCAGTTGTATAAGTTAAACGGCCTGAAGATGAAACTCTATATCCATTGGCTGCTGCAGTTACATTTGTTGCGTATGGAGAAAAAAAGTGTGTATAAGTTGTTAGATTATTTAGAAAAATGCCAGTTCCATCAAAACTTGAGTTACCAGTAACAATTAAGCGTTCAGAACCAGCAGTGCCACCACCAATATTTGCATAACCATAAAATAAAGTTGATGAATTGCCACCAGTAATTGTTCCATCGGAATAAATCCCTAATGAACTTCCTGAGTAAATGTAATTTGAGGCAATAGTGAAACCACCTATAGTTCCACCTGATGCGTAAATATTTCCAGTAAATGATCCGCTTGTGGCAGTAATTGATCCAGTAATTGTGGCACCTGTTGCAGTCAAATAACCGCTTGAATTAATAATGGCGTTGCCAGCGATGTTGAGCGTTCCACCTGTAATTGTTGCGCCCGTAACATCACCTGAAAATACTGCTGCGCCTGTTGATGCACTTACCGAAAATGTTGCAGTTCCACCTGAGTTGAAACCTGCAAGGCCGGTTGAGTTAAGAACAACGCGAGCGCCTGAAGTAGATGAAGCACCTGAATATACAGTTAAGCCTGTTGCATCAATTGCAGTAAGTTGCTTAGTTGTTGGATTTTGAATTGCATAAGCACTAGGTTGCAAAGAATTTATGGCAGTTGTATATGCAGTATTTGCTGCAGAAAGTGCAGTTGCCGCATCAGCTTGTGCTGCATTGGCTGCCGCTAGTGCTGCTGCTGCTGATGCGCTAGTTGTAGTAAGTTGCTCTGTAGTTGCAGGTGCATTTGCTGCAATAACTGATGCAGTAGTCATTCCTGAAGTAGTTACAGTAATCGGTGTAATCGTAATTTGTGGACAAAGTGGCATTATTTCCCCTTAGAGTGCAATCGTGTAAGGATCAACAAGGGAAGTAAAGTAACTAACCCGCCAATTATCTGAAGTAATCGAGTGAGCCATACCTTCAACTACGCAGTTAATTGAGATGCTACGGCCATCATAGGTAACGCGCTTAACTGTAACTAAATCGTTAAGTTCAGTTTCTAAGAAATCTGTAGCCAAAGCACCAATACCAATAGGGGTAAAATCAAGTTGCTCAACCAAAACGGCAGCATCTGCATCTTTTCGAGCTGCATAAAGTGAAAGATTTGTTGCAGCAGTTGTGGTATTTGAAGGTGCATCTAGTTTCTTTGACTTCAAACCATAGGTTGTAACGCTTGCGTTAAAAGTTGATGAATATTGAAGCAAACCTGGCCCGCGATCAACAATCGCCTGGTTATACACATAATCAGTGCCTGGATTAGTAATAATCCCATCATAACCAACGCTATTGGCATCACCCTGATCGCTAAAAAGTAACTGCGTTGGGCGTGAAAATTTATTTGCAAGGGGAACTAGGGTTGCAACGCCCGTACGGCTTACATAGAAACGGCCACCAACTACATTGGCGCACTGCTCAAGCATATCTAGGCAACTGATACCTTGGCCGGTGGCAAGCATTACAGTAGTTCCTGTAAGACTGCGTGAGCCTGCTGGCCATTGAGCAATGTCCAAAACTCTTGTTGCTCTTGCTGCTGCAGTTTCAGAATAAGCTGAAGTTGCTAGGGCAGGTGCAATTGTCTTTCCAAATGTAGCAAGGCCATCAACAAAGGTAAGTGAAACAGTTGGGTAGATTCCCTGATTAACCATATTATCTTCAAGATAGCCTGTATAAATAACAGTTGAATTGCCACTAATTCTTACCTGCATACCCGCAATCAGTGTGTTATACCAGGAGCTACTTGTATTGCTAGGATCAAAAGCGCCTGATTGATTGTTAAGCACAACAGTAGCAGTTCCTGCATCAATGAATACATCCTGATACATACGGCCACGGCGAATATCAACAGTGAGAATCAAATCTGCGCTTACATTGGTAAAAGTGCCGTTAAGTCCAAAAGCAACTGTAAGGGTAGGTGCGTTAGCAGGCATTACAACACCGCGTAACCACTACCGCCACGCCGGCGATAGATAACCTCAAGGCCATTCTTAATGCCTGCCACTAAATCACCCTGGGAAACGACTGATCCCGCTACATTCACTGTTATATTTCCCCCGTTCATTGTGGTGTTCCCTGCAATATTTCCGTGGCCTGCAGATGCAGCAAGGGAAATTGTAGGGCTTGAAATGCCAAGTTTCTGTTGCTTCAACTGATTTTTTCTAACAGCTTCAAGAGTTATTGCATCCGTTGAACTAATATTTTTAATGCCAAATTTCTTTAAAGCATCTAAAGCCTTTTGTGCTTTGATTTGATCATTAGTTGCCGTAGTTAATCCATTAGTGGCATTAGTCATTCCATCAATGCCCTTAGTATAATCATCGGCAGTAACTGCAAAATTTTTGGCATCTACACCAAATTTGCCAAGCGTTGCTAATGATTTATCTGAATCATCATTGAATTTTTTGGCTGCTAATCCAACACCTATTAATGCAACTCCAAATGCTGCTGCACCTGCTGCTGCAGATATACCGCCAGTTGCAAGTGCCTCTGCTGCTGCTGCTGCAAGTGAAACAGTACGCAAAGCCTTCATTACTTTGATAATTGCACTAATTCCTTTAATAAGTGCTGCAGTTGCTGCTGCTACTTTAGCTCCGGCAAAAGCCGCAACAATTATTGCGCCAAGCGTAACAAATACTTTTGCATTTCGAGCAACAAAACTAAATACATCGTACATTAATTTTGCAAAAGCAATGCCATAAGAAATAGATGTTTTAAATCCTGCAGCAATTCTATTGCCATTTTCATCTACAAATTTCTGAATTGCAGGAATTGCTTTAGTAATAATGAGATCAGCAAAAGCCTTAACTTGTGGCAGTAATTTATAGCCAAGAGATTCTGAAGCCTCGCCAAAAGCTAGTTTAATTCTTTCCATTTGACCGGCAAAAGTATTGGCTGCTGCTGCTGCTGCGCCTTTAGTTTCGCCTGAGATTTCCTTTAGAGCGCCGGCAAAATCCTTAGATTTAACTGTTGCTGCTGAAATTTGTGGGAACAACTTTTTAAGCGCACCAATATTGCCACCATAGGCTTTTGCAACTAGAGCAGATGCCTGCTCCACATCAATATTTCGTGCTGCTGCAATATCTAAAGAAACGCCCAATAAAGTTTGAGCCTTAGTAACACTTCCAGTTACTGCTGCAAGTCGAGCCAAGGCTGGCCTCAATTGATCATCGGCAACGCCAAATTCTGCCTGCATTTGAGTTATGTAGGCTTCAGTAGATGCAATTGCAGCATCTGTTGCACCAACTGTATTGCGCAAAGAGTTGGCTAACAGAGTTTGAGATTTCTGATCCTCGGTTGCAGCCTTTACGGCATCAAATCCAACCTTTACGGCAAAGGCACCTGCAGCAAGTGCAGCCAAACCAAAAGCCTTAGCAGCCTTATTAGAAAAATCTCCAAACTTTTTTTCCATTTTGGAAATGTCTTTAACCGCTTGCTTTGTGCCTTTATCTGAATACTCGGTGAGAATTCGAGCGACAATTGAGCCAACTGCCATTTTTAAACTCGCTCTCTACTCAAGTGTTTTTTTAATTCAGCTTTGGCCTCTTCAAGAGCCTTTGCAACATTTTGTTCAATTCTTGCTTTATCTTTATCAACTACACGCCAAACTACACGCGATGCTTGGCCAAATCTATTTCCCAAAGTACGCAGGAATTGGGCGCTACTACCGCCGCCCATACTACTTTTAGTTTTACGGCCCGCTACTTCAAAGATTGATCCTGCTGCAGACTTGTTAAGCAAGGCACCGGCACTTGTTGTGTAATCGCCTTGAACCTTGCCCTTAGCCTTAGTTTTTGTAATCTTTGATTTAATCTCGGCAGGGTTCCATCCAGGCCAACCTGCGCCACCGCGAGTACGCCCCTTAGCAGCATCTGCCTTGCGCCATCCACTCATAGGTGGATCCTCGCTAATCAAACCTTTCGCATCACGCTCTGCGCCTGAAAGTTCGCTATTAATAACTTTGTTGAAACGCTTAACTGCATCTTTATCAAAATCTTTTAATGCAGTAAGTGTTTCTTTAACGCCGTTAAGAATAACTACTTCATCAGCCATTTGATTTAGCTCGCTCTTTCATATAAATCGTGATTGCTTCAAGAATCCCTGGTGGGGCATCAAGCAAATCTATGGGAGAGATTCCGGTTTCCACCGAAATAGCCGCTACTGTGTAAGTTAGGCTATTTCGGTGGATCCGAAAGAATCATCAGCATCCAATTCGGCGCTAACAATCGTATCTAGAAACTCTGGCCCCCACGGCTTAACAATAATGCCGGCGGTTTGCATAGATTTCCAAGCAAGCCAATAGATATGTTCAATCTTTTGCTCTTCTCCAAGCAACTTAGGCATACCTTTGCCGTACTGTTGCTCAAATCCAACAATAACGCGTGGGGTTAACTTGTAAGTTGCCTCAACGCCATCTGTTGTTTTTACCTTGATTGCTAATCCATCCATCTTTTCCCCCTTGTTGTATTAGGATTTTGTGATTGTACCACTTATAGGCCAAGTAACAGATGCAGTTGCAAGTTCGCCAACTGCTCCATTAAGAGGTGTCCACTCTGAAACCAACGCTGAAAAACTGTATGCAGGTGTTTGGCCTGCTACTGGGCGAACTGTAATTGAAACTGCAGTTCCTAGTGTTGGGTAAATTGTTGCTTCAAGTGCGCTTGCTGCGTAATCCTGGTTAAATTCAAATGAAACAGAATTATCTGCTAGGCCAGCAACTCTTGTACGGGCAGTGTTGCCAAACGCAGTGGTTTCAACAACATCATAAGTAGATCCTAAAGTTACGCTTGTTACATAACTTGAAATATCTGTTGTGCCAAATGTAACTGCAACATTTGTTAATACAATACGGGCCATTTATGAAACCGCCTTTGTAATTGCTCCTGAGATTGGCCAAGTAACAGATGCAGTAGCAAGTTCACCAACTGCGCCGTTAAGAGGTGTCCATTCTGAAACCAATGCTGAGAATGTGTATGAAGGGTTATCTGCAGCAGTTGTAGCGCCGTTTGGCTTTACAACAACAGTTGTTACTGTTCCAACAAGTGATGAGCCTGCTGCGTTGATAGTTGCTTCAACTGAACTTGCTGCATAATCCTGATGAAATTCAAGAGCAACTGAATTATCTGCAAGGCCACCAACGCGTGTGCGAGCTGATGAACCAAATGCAGTTGTTTCAATAACATCATCAGTTGTTGTTAGGGTAACACTGCCAATGTGATCAGAAAGGTTAACCCCATTAATTGTGATATACGCGTTTGTTAGGACTAAGCGGGCCATTATTTAGTTTCCTCTACTGTTGCTAGTTTGATTGATGCTTTTGCATCCTTGAGATGCTCGCCTGCAATCAGTGCTTCAATGTTCAAGCCTGATTCAAGCAATTCTTTTTCGGTGATTGAATCACCCTTTGCTTTGCCTTCAAAGTTATCTGAAGTGATTGTGTAGCTCATTTTTCTCCCTATCCCCAAATTGTGATGCGGTAACGATATGAAAGGAATTCAATATCACCTGATGCGTAACTACCTGCCTCGGCTGAAGTAACCCGCAAGGTATTGCAGGCACCGCCAAGAGTTCGATCCGATTCAATCGCTTGCTTGATTGAGTAATCCCCTGAACCTGCCAGGTACTTATCAAGTTCATTTTGGCCAGTGCGCTCGCTGAGTCGCTGAACCAAAACTATTACATCCAGGTTTGCCTGATCCAAGCCACGGGCGTTGTTCAGGTCAAAAGTGAAATCCAACTGGCCAACAATTGCAGCAGGGGCAACCGCCGGTGTAGGTATCAATTCATACACCCGGATACCCTTAATAGCCTCTAGATTGGCTTTTAAGCCGTTTCTAACCTCACTAGGTATCATTACTTAGCCAAGCCATTATTGCGGCGCATTGGGCGTAGCAGAGCCTCAACATCGGCATCTAGCTTTGCAGCCAATCGTACTGTTCCAATATCAGTTGAACCGGCAATTCCAAATGGTGATTGATTACGCAGGAACAGGCGGGAAGCCTGAATCTTTGCAGCCGTTTTTACTTCAAAAGGAACACTAGACCAACCAAAAATACCCTTAACGCGTACAGATTGTGGTAAGTAGGCAGGGAAAACATAGGAACCTACGGCAAGGATGCGGGTTAATGGCCAACCGCGTGAAGGATTATTGACCGGTTCAACCATTCGATCTGATGCAGTCCATACAGTTGAGTAAGTCAAATCAAAATTATCATCTGTTGCAATCTCGCTGATGCTCACAAAATCATCTGTAGGCAATACATAAAAGTTTTGAGGTGAGTAATATCGTGTTGCAGGGGCTTGAACTGTTCCATCTGTATAAAAGAAACGGCCACAATAATCATCAATTTGGCGGCTTGCAGTGGCAATAGCCATTTCAATACTAGCGTTTTCCATTGAATCTTCAATGTTCAAAGCTGATTTCACATCATTAAGCGTTGTATAGCCGTTAGTGATTGCCACGCTTTATTCTCGTTTCTACTTTGGGAATCATTGCGCGTTCCAGTTCAGGAACGGCGGTAGTAGTTTCCTTTGATTTTACCTTAATTCTTAAAATTCTTTTTATGCGTTCCATATATCGTGCTGCCTATCATCTAGCCAATAATTCTTAGAATGAGGCAATATTGCGCCGGTATGAGCGTAGATAGGAAAGCCTAGTGATTTAACTCGCCGGCAAAATTGAAGATCCTCGCCAATCCAGTTGCCGTGGATAGGTCCATCCCAAAACCAACACCAATCTTGCCCCTGGTGTTCATCAGCTTCATCACGCATTTTTTCTAATACGCTGCGGTGAATTAAAAGGCAACCAGTTCCTGCTGCATCTACTTCAAACAATGAATCTTTATCATAATTATTGAGTGGCAAGAATCCTTCAGGTGCATCTTGAAAGATTGTTGGAACTGGTTTTGGATATGGAAATCCTGTTTCAAAACTTGCAAATACTAATCCCGCCACAACTGGGCGTTCCTTTTCGTGAGCCGCTTCAACCAATTTATCAAAACTTGAAACTGGCAATTGCTCATCTGAATCCATCATTAAAAGCCAATCAGATTTGGTTTCTAGAAATTGCTTAACCAACCGATTGCGTTGCTTTGATAAAAGCCCTGAACCCTTGATTCGCACAAAGGGGCCTAATCGAGATGCCCTAGATTGCGTAAGTTGAATCAAGCTAAATGCAAACCCGCCATCAACTGTACCTGGATCACAACTACCAACTGAAACTTTATGTGCGCTTTTCATAATCCCCCGATTAATTGAGAAGTGAAGGTTGGGCTAGTTGGGGGAAACTAACCCAACCTTCACAATTTTTAACTCTCTAGATTAGAAAGTTGGTGCTACCAAACCGGTGCCTGAAATGATTGAGGCAGCGAGTGGGTAACGCTCTGCTGAGAAGGCACCAAAGCCGTAAACAACAGACTTAACAGTGAGTGAACCAGCGCCTGTTGCATCAAATGAAAGTGCAAAAGGTGATCCTGGTTGTTCCCAAAGGTGCATTTCTGGTGCTGCAACGCAGTAGATTTCATCCTGGTTTGTTGCTGCGCCAAGGTTTGTAAGCACATTTGCATCAGTTACAACTGGAAGGCCAAGGATTGTGTAACCTGAGTTTCCGTATCCTGGAAGTCCAGCGCCTGCTGCTGCTGCGTTCATTGGTCCGTTTGAATTTGGAACTGCCAATGGGCGGCCTGTTGTGTCGCTTGAAGCAAGAATTGCTGCAAGGCGGCGTGGATGCATAATCCAGTGTGTTGGAGCGATGAAAACATTGCTCTCAACTTTCTGGTAAGCATCTGCCAACTTTGAGTAAAGAAGTGCAGTTGTAGGTGTTGTTGCAGTGTAAGTAACTGTGTTTCCACCTGATGCGCGGATTCCCTTGAACTGGCCGTTGTTGCCTGTTCCGTTTAGAACCTGGTAATCCACTGTTGTGTGCCAAGAGCGAATAAGGTCTGCTACAACGAATGTATCAATACCTGTTCCGCGCTCAATAGCCTGCTTTGATAGATCCTGCTGGCCGGCAATTGTGCGTACCGGAATTGTGAGCAGAGTATCATCTGAATCAGTGTTAGAAATATCAGTGTTTTGTGTTTCCTGAACTGCAGTAGATGTTCCAGTAGTCATACGGGAAATGTTTAGAGTCATTCCCGCTGCTGGAAGTGCGTGCTTTGATGTTGCGTAATCTGCAGTTGGGCGGCCTGCGCGTGCATAAGGTGCAGCCAGATCAACCAAATACTGAGGGATTACAAGGCCAGCAAAGTTATCAGTTGCAACCGAACGGCGCTCGACTGATTCTTCCTTTGTGTGGCGTGCTAGGCGCTCTTGCGCTGAGTAATCGCCACGAATCTGCGCTGCGTAAACATCCTTAACGAATGAAACTTCAGCTTCAGGTGTGTATGTGCGTGCTTCGCGTGTAACTGTTGCTCCACCAACGCGAGGTGCTACAACTGCTGCGACTGAAGCGCGAACTTCAGCAGCCTTTGCATCTGCAGTAGCCTGTGTTGAGAACTTTTCAATCTTTGCATCAAGTGCGCGTGCCTCTTCAACAAGAGCATCAACCTTTTCGGTTTCCTCTGCAGTAAGATCGGTGCGCTCTTCGGCAGCAACTGCCTCTAGAACTGCATCCATTTCAACCTTAACTGCATCACGGCGCTCAAGAGCAATATCAAGA